CCTCATGGCCGTGGCCTACAACTATCCTGCGTCTCCTGAGCCGCGCGACATGTCGACGCACCGTGAGTTTTTCCATCATCTTGTGGCGGCCTATCCCTTTCCAGCCCTCCGCAAGGTCGCCAAAGCGTACCTCGCAGCCCATGAACCCGGTCTCACCAGTCAGCGTGCTGTTACCCATTGGATGTATGGGTTGTTAACGGCACTGACAAAGGCGGTCCCCGGTGCAACGATCCGCTCGTACCGGGGGTCGATGGCGCAGTTGGCGTATTACAAAAGTGGGTGCTCAGGACGAACCTACAAAGGAAAGACCTGTCGACGCATTGGACCGGGGAAGTACACCAAGGACCGAAACCCGGCCTTGACCCGACGCGTGACCTCCCGTTCGCTGCTCTAGCTGGCGAATGTGCTTTTGCGAGTAGACCCCCGCGCGCTTGTCCTTCGACGACTTCTTGCGCTCACGGCGGGGTTTGGGGTCGTCCATTGCTCTAGGAGGGAGAGATGGCTGAAAGCTTAGTGCTTCCGGCCACGGCGGCGGCGGGACGCACCGGACTGGGCGGGGGCGCCCGAGGAATACGGCGAGGGGACGACGGTGCTGCCGCCCATGAACCAGCTCTTGGACTTGCGGGACTTGCGGGCGGTCTTCTTGGTGCCCTTCTTGGTGTAGGTCTTCTTGGCCAGCTTGAGCACCTCCTTGAGGGACTTGCCCTTGTTGGCGCGCATGGTCTTCTTCACATGGGCCATCCAGGCGCCGGCACCCCCGGACATTCCGCCCTGGGGCATGTCCGGCTCCGCGGTCGTGGGCGGCGGCGGCGGGGGGCGCATCGAGGCAGGGGCCGCAGACATTGAGGGAGCATCGGATTTGGGAAGAGACGGGGGAGGACCAGACATGTTTATTCACCTAGCGAGACTTTTTACCGCGGATGAGATCGGGCTTCTCCACGAACCCGCCCCCCGTGCGATCGAACAAATTCCATTGGCAGCCGAACACCTTCGGGCGATTGGGATTTGTCTTGACAAGTCGAAGTTCCGGAGGGGGGGCGACGATGGCCAGGTTGTTCTGCGTGAACGCAAACAGTTCGACTTCATCGCGGGGGTGCGACGCCTCGTGATAGGACAGACGACGGAGAGACTCCCCCGTCCACTGAAGCGTCAACAGCGGTTCGAGGTTCGTCCCGCGGCAGTTTCCACCTCCGACGACAAGCAGTCGATTCTGGAGGCTGTCGAGGGGGCGCGTCGCGACATCGGGTGTCGGGGGCATGAGATGACGACGAACGGTCGTCTGGAGGATCTCGGCCACACGGTTCGCGACAAGGCTCTTGTCGGTGTGCAGGACGAGACTGAGAATGAAGGGGTCCTCGGACGGGAAGGCGTCATTGAGGATGTCCACACACAGTGACTCGAAGGACTCGTTGTCCGCTGCATAGTCATACCCGTCATTCTGGGGGTGTTTCGCGACGACAGGATAGTCCTGCTCGTCCGAGTAAATATGGGCTTCATAGAGACGGGCTCCACGGGACAGCGTGGTCGCAAGCGGCTCAAAGACACCTCCGGCCGCATAAAAGTCACACAGACGCCCGCGAGGGGCTCGAGGCGCATCTGGAACGACGCCAAGGGAGTCGTCCATGAGAAGATAGGCCAGGATCCCCAGCAAGAGGAGCACCACGAGGAGTTCGATCATTACTCTTTCTCCCCCGATTCTTTTGGCGCGGGCATACGGAAGAGCAGGTTGCGGAACGAGTTGATGACATCGTCGGGGATCCGAGTCCCCATGGGGATCTCCAGGAGACTGGCGTAGTGGAAGTACAAGCAGTACATCCCACACTCGGAATCCTTGTACTGGTGCCGTGTCTTGTTGAAGGTCATCTTCATGGGCTTCGCATGCAGTCCGGTGGCATCCCACTGGTCCTTCCAGCGCTTCATCAGTGTTTTCAGTTCGGCCTCGGGGGTTGTCGCATAGGAATCAAAGTAGGTGATCCGAGGATACTCCAGCTCCGGGCGGATGTCACAAAAGACGGCCACCCAGTGCTGCCCCGGACCATCGTGGGGATCGGTGTTGATGACGATACCGATGCGAGTGTGGCCCTTGGCCGCAAGCGCGGGAAGTTGCATCGAACACAGCGCAGAGACGATGCACTTCCGTGTCTCCGACTGAAGATCGAAGTCAATCGGGACGGTTCCCACATAGAAATAGTCCGGAAAGAGCTCCTCGTAGTTGGCCTCCAGGGCGTCAATGTCGTCCGAGGACAGCCATTCCTCGCGGTTGACGGACCACTCCTTGGGGGCTTTGGGCCGGCGGAGGAGTTGCGAGACGATACACTCGGCCCGTCCTGTCTTGCAGTTGGCCCCGAGACGCTTCTGGAGCGTGGCCCAAACGGCATCGGCCTCCCCCGAGGGAATGGGCTCCTCCGAAGAATGCTCTTTGTTGTAGACCGTCCGCAGACGCTCGACGGCTTCTGGATCAAAGACCGGCATGCTTATCTATCTGTGTGAAAAACGGATCTTCGCCTCTCCCGATCTGAGAGGGTATACAGTATGGACACCCTCAAGCCTGTGCTCGCCTCGTACCTGCAGCTCTCCAAGCAGCTGACGGAAGTGAATGCACGGGCCTCGACCCTCCGAGATGAGCGTCGCCTCCTCGAGCTCGATCTCGCGGCGGCCTACGCCGAGACCACGAGTCTCCCGGACAAGATTGAACTGAAGGCGTCCCAGATGGTCTTCCAGGTCAAGAAGCCTGGAGAGTGGAAGAAGGGATGGACCCTCTCGAAAAAGCAACTGCACGAGTACCTCGTGGACATTCTCCCCGAGCACGGGGACGATGTCATGAAGGAACTGGTGCGGAGGCATGAGCCCAAGCTCACTGCGACCGACTACACATTTGAACTGAAACCGATGGAGTAAGTCACTTCAAAGGGATATACGATCGGGACGGACGAGGAGAGGGCGGAGGAGGATGCTCGAGTGCGTCTTGCATAGCGCGAAGGGTGTCTTGGAACTGGGTGGTCATCTCCTGCACTTCATGGAGGGAGGTACTTGGCAGGAATCCGGATTGAAGACGAACAAGGTGCGCGGTCATTCGGCGGTGAACCAGTGCTGCATGGGAGGCCAGGGTGAGGAGGCGAGGGTTCACCATCAATGGATATGGTCTTGTGTAGAGAAAAAAAGCATCTTGTCTATAAATGGACCCGTTCGCCCTGCTCTTTTGGGTTGGCATTCTCATCCTCGTTGTGTCCCATGTGCAGATGCTCAGCGGTGGGATGCGCACCCACGCCATCCTTGCCTTGAGCGGGACCGCCGCGGTCTTCCTGGGATCCAAGCTTGGCCGGGAATTCTTGGGACTTGCGTAGGAACGACGGGAGAACTCGTAGCCTCCGTAGACAATGGACGGTGCAAACGCAGTTCGATACATCCTGGAGCGGGGCCTTGAGGGCGCGCTTGTCGAGTGCGGGGTTGGAAGCGGCACAGTCGAGGAGATCTGGATCACAGAACTCCAGAGGACCAACACCGTTCGCGATCTGTACATGTACGATACCTTTGCCGGCCTCGTTGAGCCAACGGAGTTCGACTATACGCGACCGGATGCCAAACTCTACACCATGAGCAAAGACGACGTCTACTCGACCTGGAAATCCGGGATCATTGACACCACGACAAACCAATGGTGCTACACGCCCTTGGACCAAGTGCAGGCCCGGCTGAATCGCACCGGATACCCCCAAGACAACCTGCATTACGTGGTGGGCGATGTGATGGAGACCTTGCGGGACAAGACCCGGATCCCTGAGACAATTGCAATCCTGCGGCTGGACACGGATTGGTATGAATCGAGCAAATATGAGCTCGAGCAACTGTACGACAATGTCGTCTCCGGAGGAGTCGTGATTTTCGATGACTACTACCATTGGGACGGACAGCGTCGGGCGACGGATGAGTTCTTTGCGAGTCGGGGGCTTGCGCCGACGATTGTCGACCTCGGGAATTGCCAGGTCGGCGCGATGCTCAAGGCGTGATCGGCGAACGAAATGAATTTACTCGATGTGCGGGTGATGTTGGTAATGGAATACACACTCGTATTGGCAAGTGGGTCTGGCTGTCTCAAAGACAATGTCAATGCGAAGATTCGCGAAGGATGGACTCCGTGTGGAGGTCCGTTCCCCTATTCCGGCGAAGAAGGCGGGTTCGAGACACTGCCGTCTGGGAAGAGAGTCTCTTTTGACTGTAAACTCGCCCAGGCAATGACTCGACTCTTGCGTTCGACATCAAGGCGTTGAAAACGGATCTCCAGAGACGATGTCTCCTCTATCGGAATGGATCTCTACTGCCCCTATAACCCTGCGAATCGGGCCTTTACCGAGCGCGACATTGCAAAAGTTCTTCACAAGCATGGGTTGCCTCACTATCGGGTGAGCACCCCACGCGTGTTCCAGACGGCCATGGTGCATACGACCTATGTCCGTCGGGCCGAGTACACCACCCCGGATGGTCAACCGGCCGTCCTGGCTCCGTGTCCTCCAGGGGTCATGCCGCTCCACGATGAGTCGTACGAGTGCCTGGAGTTCGAAGGAGACTCGGTCCTCGGCTGTTGTGTGGCCACCTACCTCCGCAGGAAGTACCCTGAGCGCAAGCAGGGGTTCCTCACAGATGCGCGCAAGGTGCTCGTGAACAATGAGACGATCGGCCAGCTGTCGAAACACCTGGGCCTGGACAAGTTCTATGTCATCAGCCGACACAATGAGGAATCGGCTGCGATCAATGGACGTGGAAACTTGAAGAAGCTTGGAGACATCTTTGAAGCATTCTTGGGAGCCTTGTGGACAGACTGTGGCAACCGATTTCACATCGTCTCCACCTTTGTGACCACAGTGATGGAGTCGTATCTGGACATCGATGAAGCTGTCAACGCGACAACAAACTACAAAGATCTCTTTCAGAAATACTGTCAGCGCGAACTGAAGTGTACTCCAGTCTACGTGATGTTGGTAAACGATCCGAAGAAGAGTGAAATTCGGGTTGCGGTGACGGATGCGAGTGGGACGCATCTTGCCTATGGATACGGAACCACCCGAAAGAAGGCAGAACAGATGGCCGCTCGGGAGGCCCTTAGTAGCACTGGTTCCCTCCCCGCATCTTCTTCTGCGTGAGCAAGCGACCCTTGCGATACCGCTTCAGGGTTCTGCCACGCGGGTGGAGGACCGTCTTGGTGCAGATGGCAATGGCAGCCGATTCCTTGTTGGATCCCTTGCGCGCCTTGACCGTCTTGCGAACCGCCTTGACACAGTGATCAAACTTGGTCCGGAGGGTCTTGCGACGACCAGCACTTGTTGTTGTTGCCCTGCGAATTGTCGTTGCCCACGTCGGGTTCGTCTTCCATTCATCAACCTTCGCCTGAACAGTGGCGGCTATGCTATCTGCCGTCTTCTCACCCTCCTCAACAATTCCAGCCAATTTTCCCGGAAGAACCCCCGATGGCAGTGGCGCTCCGATAGGCGATTTTCCATTTGCTGGATTGGGAGGCTCCCCAAAGAGGCCGCTCATTTTTGACTGTG